AGTCGATTGAGACGTTGTTCCTGGTAGCCGGGTGGCTGCCTGCTCTGCGCTTGCCGACGAGCCGGTCGAGGATCATCTTCCTCGCCTTGTTGGCTCTGCCCAGGCTGCCGCGTACGCCAGCATCGGGCTGGTTCGCTATCTCGTAGAGCGTACGCGCCACCAGCTCATGGACCGGCCACTGGATCATCTCGTCATCCAGCGGTGTCGGGTAATCGGCCACCTGCTGCAGTGCCTGCCGCACGGTCACGGTCTTCACCGGGCCCACACTCCCGACCAGTCCTCGACGTAGTCGATCGCAGCCTTGTGGAGTCCGGGCTGCTCGAAAAAATTTCCTCCGAAGAAGTCGAGCTCCTTGGTAGCCTGCACCGCGTAGCGGTACGCGTCCATCATGTGGCTGAACCGGTCGTGCAGCGGTCGCTCGGTCCACATCTGGAGCTTGTAGTTGAACTCGTACTTGTAGTTCTCGAAGCACTCGAGGAGCCACTGGCAGTTGCCCTCGTGGACGATCAGGTTGTACATCTGCAGCCGTGCCTGCTGGATGTCGGTGATGATGTCGAAGTCCCCCTGGCGGGAGCCGGGGATCTTCCACACCTTGCCGGACTTGGCGAGGACGGAGACGTCGGGGAACTTGGTGCGCATCATGTCCGCCGGCGTGGTGTTGACCGCCTTCTCGTGGTGGTCGCCGTCCCACGGCAGGATGATCTGCGCGATCTGGTGGAACCAGGGCTTCTCGCGCAGCACGTCGACGTACTCCGGCAGCGCCTTGCCGTGTCCCTCACCGCAGTCGTAGAGGAACATCTTGGAGTTGATCCACTGGAACGCGATCCACGCCGTGGCATCCGAGTGCATGCCGGAGGCGCCGATGTCGAAGACCACGTAGACCGGGTGACCGGTGTTGAGGTTGAAGGTGTGGACACGCTGGTCGTTGACCATCACCATGTACGCCTCGCCGTAGACGGCGGCGGCGTCCATCTCCTCGAACGAGCAGTAGTACTCCTGTTCGAACATCCGGTCGTTGCCGAACCGGCGGTGGTAGGTCTCGCGGATCTGCTCGAGCTGGGCCTGGGTCAGCACCGGGTCCAGGTCTTCGGCGACCATCATCTGGTTCAGGTCGTCGATGGTGCGGATGATGACCTTGAACTCGGGGTTGCCCTTCATCGACTGCATCAGCTGCCACAGCGGGTTCTTCCGCTTGCCACGCGGAGTGCTGGCGAACATCAGCTTCTTGTCCTCAGCCCGGTTCTCGATGATCGGGATGAGGCGCGGGATCGGGTCCTCGCGGGTGAACAGGGCGAGCTCGGTGAAGGCGTAGTCCTGGAAGGACGTGCCGACACCGTTCTTGTCGCGACCGGACTGGAAGTAGCCCTGCATCTTGAGCCGGCTCTTGTTCCGGAACCGGCCCTCCATGACCGTGTCCTTCCAGTCCACGAGCTCGGCGGGCACATTGTCCTGGAGGGCCTGGATGTAGAAGCCGGACAGCGGGTCGTAGTAGGTCTTGTCGTAGAGGATGTCGCGGATCATCGGGTTGTCCAGCGACACGTAGACGCCGGTGGTCTTCGGGGTGCGGAGCCTGCGCTCGCACATCTCCATGCTCATGCCCACGTCCTTGCCCGACTGGCGCGGGTACACCACGCCCGAGATGCGGTACTTGCGCCACATCTCGTGGGCCTCACGCTGGTACGGGCGAGGCCGGTAGTGGACAGGGAACGTGGGCATGCGCGCTACTTCTTGCTCGAGGACTTCTTGGCCGGCGCCTTCTTGGCCTCAGGCTCCTCGTCGGGCTCCTCGTCCGGCTCGTCATCACCGGGCTCGAGGCCGTCGATGTGCTCGGCGTCGATCCCGACGTAGGTACGGAACGACTCGGCTGCACTCTGTGTCATCACTTTCCTCCCTTCGACTTGAGCGGCTGCACGTCGAAACCAGCTTCGACTAGCCAATGGTCAGTGTTCAGGGGGAACTCCTTGTCGTCCAGGGCGCGGCAGTACGCCGCGGCCACCCGGTTGTCGTGGTCGTAGGAGGCGATCACGTCGAAGGTGCCGTGGCCGGTGGACTCCCACTTCTTCAGCTCGTCCCACGCCGAGGTCAGCGGCTGGCCCATGAACGTGTCCTCGGTGCGGTCGGTGATGTTCTGGTCACCGCCGTAGAAGACCAGGTTCCGGCCCTTGCCGTACTCCTTGGCCAGCCGCCCGATCTCGCGGGCGAGCTGCAGGTTGTACTTGGCGTTCACCCGGCGCGCCGGATCCGAGGCGTTCGGGTTACCCCGGAGCAGGTAGTGAGCGGTCAGCACGGTGATCGTGCCGACGTCGGCGGTCATTCCGAACTTGACGCCGAGCACACCGCGATGGCCGTGCTTGCCTTCGCCGACGTTGGGCGCCAGCACCGGGGAGAAGAACCCGTGCCACGAGCCTGGCGTGATGACCGCCTTGCGCACAGCGATCCAGGAGTCGCTGCTCTTGTGGTTCGCCACCCGGAAGCCGTAGGCGTCGGCAGCATCCTTGAGCCGGTCCCGGAAGTCCTGGGTGTTGGTCTCGGTGCCGGTGACCCAGGCGACCTTTCTGTCGGACGCCCGTGTGAAGATCCTCTTGAGGTCGGCGTCCTGCTGTTTGGTCGTGTCGGTGAACTGCAAGGAGGCGTGCATCGCGTGGAGGCGTGGCATGGCTGTCTCAGATCTGTAGGTCGGGAAGCCCGATGGTTCCGAACAAGGTCGAGAAGTCCTCCTTGGCCTCACCGCTACCCGCCTTGGACTGGATGCCAGCCTGGGGCGGGTCTGCCTTCGGCTTCACGACAGCCGGCGCAGGGGGCGATGAGGTCCCTGCACCGGCTGACGTGGTGGTCGGAGCGGGAGCAGCGCGCTCTGCCACCAACTGGGCCCGGATCTGTTCGATGATCGGCTGCACGGGGATGGAGTAGCCCTGCAGCTTGCCCTCGACGCGCAGCTCGTACGGCGTGGCCAGGTCCGCGAACCGGTTGGCGAGGGTGACATCGAACTCTGCAGTACCGGGCACCAGGTCCGGGTTCTTCTGGAACAGCTCGATCGAGGCGTGGATGGTCTCGAGGAAGTCCTTGTTCTCCTCCATCGAGGCTGTGGCACGGTCCTTGATCTCCTCGACCAGGAGCGTCTTGACGGCGTCCTGCCACTCGCGGGCGTCGTTGACGTCGCGCAACGTCTCCATGCCTTCACCGTCCAGGACGGGAACCTGCATGCCGACCATCAACCGCGGATGCTTGTTGAGCGCCTCGAAGTACTGGGCGTGCTCGGTCTGCACCTCTTCGAGTGCGGCAGCCTGGTACGCCTGAGCGGTGCGCTCCTCGAGCGCGGTGCTCATCTCCCCCAATTTGGGGATCAGCTCCGCTGCTGGGGTAGTCCAAGTCTCTGGGCGATCTCCAGGCGGGGGTCCGGCATCGGTTCCAGCTCCGGCTCCGGTGTCGGCTCCGGCTCCGGTGGCAGCGGCTGTGCCGCTATCAGCTCCGCCAGCCCCGCCGGTGTCGGGTCCGGTGGTGGCAGCACCACCACCTGCTGCGGGTGGAGCGCCTGCTCCAGCGCCTGCACCGTCTGCTCCTGTACCTGGAGCTGGAGCCGCAGCACCGTCAGGTGCCGCTGCTCCCGGTGCAGCCGGCGGGTCAGTCTCATCCGGCGCCAGCGCATCCATGAGCGCCGAGAACGCAGCGTCACCGTGGACCGGAATCTCCACCACCTCAGGTGCGGTCTCAGTTCCTTGCTCACTCACTGCTCCTCCCCTCGGAACTCCATCAAGGTCTCGACCAGGGTGGCCTGGTCTGCTTCGGTGAACTCGAACTTGATCTGCTCGAGCCACTGCACCAGGCCCTGTTCGGCCAGGAACATCTTGTGGATCTCGGAGATGACGGCGATCTCGATGGCGGCGTCACCGTTGGTGCAGTCCCACTCGATCTCCCACTCGAGGATCGCCAGCTGCCAGTTCATCAGCAGGTTCTTGTAGTGGTGGGCGTTCTCCGCCTGGTCCTCGGTCGCGTCGATCTTGGTCAGGCAGTCGGGGTCGGAGGTGATCTCGAGCCGCAGGATGTTCAGCATCTGCTCGATGCGGGCGTAGTAGAGGTCGCGGAAGTCGTTCATGTCCGCGTACGTCAGCCCCATGTAGGTGGCGATCATCCGGTTCGCCCACTGCGGGGTGACCTTCTTGGTCGCCTCGGCAGCGGCTGGTCTCAGCACCTCGCGCCACGCTTCGAGGATGGTGTGGTAGGTGGTGTCCTCCTCGGGTGGCGTGACACCGAGCGAGGCCATGTCGACCTTGTCCTGGGGTGAGAACTCGATGGTCTCGATGATCTCGCCGGGGACGATGTCGTCGCTCATTCGGGCACCCTTCCGGTCAGCATCAGCTGACGGTACTCGGTCTCGATGGTCCGGATCACGGACCTGATGTCGTAGCACAGCACGTTCTCGACGTAGACCAGCTTGCACTCGGCGGGCACGAGCTCGCCGCCGCCGTAGTAGTCGCGGACCTCGTAGAGGTCGAAGCCCTCGAGGCCGTTGTAGGTGTGGACCTTGAAGGGGAAGCGGGGATCCTTGTAGACGCCGACCTGGTAGGACGGCAGCGTGATCTTGACCTCGGCTGTCCGAGGCGGACCGTCGCCTGCGACCTCAAAGGTCTCGACGTACTGACCCGCCTGGACCCGCTGCTGCTTGGTGCCGGTCTCCAGGTAGGTCAGCACCCGGCGTCCGCGTGGCTTCGGGTAGGCGGGCTTCAGGATCTCCTCCTGGAACCAGGCGCGCCCGGTCTCGGGGTCGATCCGGATGGGCTCGTCCTCGGGCTGGCTGTTCTGCCGCTGTCCGGCCATCTCGTCGGGATCGGCATGCCGGACCTCGATGTTCTGGGTCCGCTCTGGGGCGGGCGGGTCGAACCCGAAGAACGAGGGGTCGGGCTGCGGCTCGTCCTGGGTGATCCGAGGTGGCGGCGGTGGCGCCGGCTCGAGGTCGACTCCGTCGTTGAGCTTGAGCCACGCTTCGCGCAGGCCCTCGGTGGTGTACTCGCGGTAGTGCTTCTCGAAGGGCACGCCCGCTGCCTTGAGAGCCTGGTAGTACCGGCCCTTGTCTGTCTGGCTCATGTCATTCCTAGGTAGGTCGGGAAGCCGATGCGACGAACAGTATCAGCGGCGGACCGGCGGCGGCCCCGACGTGTAGACACCCCTGTAGACACCCCTGTAGACACCGGGGGTGTCTACGTGTTTGCCCAGGTCAGAGGCATGTAGACACCGTAGACACCAGAAAAGGCAAAAGTATTTGAGTGTATCCCTCAGAAACTTTGCCCTTTTCTGGTGTCTACGGTGTCTACATGCCTCTGACCTGCGGTTATGCGTAGACACGAGGGGGTGTCTACGGGGTGTCTACACCGGTGTCTACATCTCGGGCGCCGAGGGCGGTAGCGTGGCCCCATGACCACGCCTGCCGCCGAGCCGAACCCCGACTACGACCCCGAGCTGGATGACCCGGACGACGACGCCTCCGAGGAAGAGGGCGAGATCTTCACGGAGCCGGCCAGTGAGTGAGCCGAGCGTCGGACGGATCGTCCACTACGTCAGCTACGGCTCAGCCGGTGGCGAGTTCGCCTCCGAGTGCCGGGCCGCGATCGTCA